AAAGCGGGAAGAGTCGCAACGAAACGCAATGGCAGCGCAACAACGGCAGGCATCCGAAGAAACCGCCGGAGTTAAAGAGGCAGCACGACGGCAATCCGAGCTTATGACGAAACGAAGAGGGTTCGCCTCGACGATTCTCACCAGCCCGACAGGGGCGGTTGGGTCCGTTCCTGGTACAAAAACCACCTTGGGGTAAAAGCACGATGGTTCAGTCTGTAGATGAAAATGAACTGGCTTTGCTCAAGACCATAACGGGCGCCCTGGCCTCTCTTGAAGATATCCGCCGTCCGTATGAAGCGCATATCGATGAAATTATGACGTACATCTACCATGGTCGCAGGCGAATCTTGGAGAAAGATACCGCCAAAGGCGCCAAAACCGGCATCCAGGTCTATGACGACACGGCGCTGCGGGCTCTCAATCTGCTGACCGACGGCCTGACGGGTTATACCGTCTCCCGTTCTTTCAAATGGTTCGGTTATTCCCTCCCTCACCGTATCAATTTCGCCAGAACTTCTCCCTTGCGAAATAGTCAGGACGGGGGCCGTCGGTTAGACTCTTTCCCCGAGGTAAAAGGCTGGCTGGAAGACGCGGAAGAGGCTATGTATGCTGCGTATCTTGCCAGCAATCTCTATGACGTTGCCCCGGAAGTTACCCGGGACGCGGCCAGCATCGGCACGGTCACCACCAACATCGACGAGGATCTGGAGCGCGGACGAATTATCTTTTCGGTCCCCCATTTCCGGGAATGCTACTGCGCTGAGAACGCGTTCGGCATGATCGATACCAATTTCCGGGTCTACAAACTGACCCTGAAACAGCTGGTGGAGAAGTTCGGTTATGCCACCATGCTGGAAAAGATCGGGGAGCAGTTCCGGCAGGACTACGAGAAGAACATCCATGCGGAACGGGAAGTAGTCCACGCCAGATACCCGCGCAGGGACTACGATCCTGAAAAGTTGAATAAGAAAAACAAACCCTTCGCCTCCGTGTGGGTTCTGAAATCCCCGTTGCGCGTCCTGGAAGAGTCCGGCACGGATAATCCGTCGTTTGTTACCTGGCGCTGGCGCAAAAATTCCGACGAGTGGTACGGCAGAAGTCCGGCCTCGGATGCTTTTGTCTCTGCCATGACCGCGAACCAGATAGCAAAGACCAATCTGATCGCCGGGCACAAAATGGTTGAGCCACCGATGGCCGGAATGGGGGCCTTGCGCGGGTCCGTGCAGCGGGGGCCGAAAGGGTGGACTTCGCTCACCGATATGAACATGATGCCGAAGGTGTTGCAGGAGAACATCCAGCTGCCCTTTGCGCTTAACATGCAGGACCGCATAGACGAGAAGATCAAGGAGCATTTTCATGTTGATTTTTTCTTGATGCTGTCCCAAGCCGCGTTACAGAAAGTGGAGCTTACCGCCACGCAGGTTATCGAAATGAGCGGCGAGAAAGCGGCAGTGCTCGGCCCGCGCATCGGACGAATGGAGACGGAGCATTTCGGCCCGATCCACGATACGGTCTTTGCTATCGAGTATCGAGCCGGGAGAATCCCACCACCCCCGCAGATTTTGCTAGACGTGACTGGATCGGGCCGAATTGAAGTTGAATACCTCGGGCCATTGGCCCAGGCGCAGAAGAAACTCTTCATGTCTCAGGGTATTCAGCAAGGGCTAGAAGCCCTTAGCCTCGTTGCGCAGGTATTCCCGAGCGTTCTTGATCATGTGGACGAGGACAAGACGGCGGTTGATCTGTTGCTCTCCAGGGGCTTCCCACAGAAAGATTTGCGGTCTCCGAAATCGGTTGAAGCCGTTCGCAATATGCGACAACAGGCGCTTGAGCATCGGCAGCAGCTTGAAGAAAGCATTCAGGTTGCCAAGGCCATGCCCGCAGCGGGTAAAGGAATTGACCCGAATAGCGCCGCCGCCATGCTTATGCGAGAGGGGCAGTAATGGAGGACGCGCGGGATAAATACCACGGTTTTTTCTTCTCCAGCGAGATCGGGAAAGAGGTCTTGGATGATATTTTAACGCATTGCTTTTTTGGCTGTACGTTGGACCCCGCAAACCCGGCGATGATCGCGCGGCACAACGTGGGGACTTTTATCTTGAGCCGGTGCGGGGTGTTTGCCGAGGGCACCGCCCCGCAGGTTCTTAACGCTTTAGCATCGGTAGTGCCGAAACAACAGGAGGACGAAGAATGAAAAAGATTTGGTGTATGGTGTTGGCCCTTTTGCTGGCGGCAACTCCGGTGTTTGCCGAAGAGTTTGTACCGCCGCAGGGGAACGGCAAGGGAGTTATCGGGGGGAGGGGGGACCAGGCTTGGCGGAAAACCATCGCGGAGAGCTTTGAGCTTTCTGAGATTTCCGCTCTGGATACCCCATCAACAGGGCATTGGAGTCTGTATGCCACCAGCGCTGGGGTATTCATCGAAGACGATCAGGGCGCCGCGACCCAGATTACCGCCGGAAGCGGCGATAACACCCTGGACGACGCATACGACCAGGGCGGAGTTGGGGCAGGAAGGACAATCACGGTTGATCAGGGGGCGGTGCAGCTTGATGGCTCCCACGCCACGAACGACACCTTCTTTGTCAACAAAACCGCCGGGACCGGAGACGCGATCCAGGTAACCAACGCGGGGACCGGCAACGACGTTACCGGAACGTCAAGCACGTGGTCGGTGACTAAGACCGGCGCGGCCACCTTCACGGGGTTGGTTTCTTCCGGGGCGGCCTCCAGTGTCAATGCGTCTTCCAATTTTGCGACCAGCATAAACACCGGAACCTCAACGGGCACGGTGCTTGTTGGCAGCGGGCTTAACAGCGTAGGGGTTGACTCTTCTTCCTGGGATATTACGACCGTCGGCGCCGCGAGCGTGTTTACCTCGTTGTCGCTTTCCGATGATATCACCATGGCAAACGGGAAAGGGGTTAAGGGGTCAACTACCACTGGGGAAACCGTGGCCATCCAGGCGTACGACGTGGACAATACCACCTACCGAAACGCTATCCTGGTCACCAACGGGGACAGCCCGGCCATCGCCATCGGGACCAACAACGAGACGTTGGCCATCAATACCGCTGATTGGGATATTTCCACAACCGGGGCAATCACCGGGGCGGGGGCAATCACCGCAGACGGGACTTTGACCATCAACGCTGCGACGGCGGTCACGCTGTACAGCAATGAGGCGGTTACGGTCGGCCACGCCACCAACGGCGCGGCAGATGATCTGACCATTGGCCTGACCGGCGCGACGGACTCAAGCGTTATTGTGAGTTCCACCGGTACCGGAACGGACGCTATCAGTCTTCAGGCGAGTGCTGGCGGGGTAGATGTTGACGCCGCAGCCGCCCAGGATGTTAATATCGCAGGGGGTCAGGTGGCCCTTGTTTCCAAGGACGATGCGGCCAGCGCCATTTCCTTGACTTCCAACATTGGCACCACCGAAACAATCGTGGTTACCAACACGCAGGGGACCAGTGAGTCGGCTGTTACTCTGCTTTCCACCGCAGGCGGTGTAAATGTCGATGCTGCTGCGGCCAAGGATGTTGATATCGCGGGTGGCCAGGTCAAGCTTGTTTCAAAAGACGACGCTGCGGGGTCCATTTCTCTTACGGCAAATATCGGTACCTCAGAAACCATTACGGTCACCAACACGCAGGGGACCAGTGAGTCGGCGGTTACTCTGCTTTCCACCGCGGGGGGCGTAAATATCGATGCGGCCGGCGGCAAGGATGTTGATATCGCGGGTGGCCAGGTGTTGATTTCTTCCAAAACCACCGGGGCGTCTGCAATTGCCCTCACCACCAACCAGGGGATCGCGGAGACCATCGTTGTTACCAACACACAGGGCACCGACGCCGGGGCTATCACCCTGACTTCTACCGCTGGCGGCATCGCGTTGAACGCGAGTTCCGGCATCACCACGGGGGATGCGGTTACTGGAGACGGTACGGCAGCGCTTGGCGGTTTTCTCAAAACCGTTACCGATGATACGGACGCGCATTCGGTTCTTGCTTCTGAAAGCGGCACGGTTCTTACCAATGCTGGGGCGGGGGCTCCGGCTGCGCATACTCTCCCGGCAGCGGTCGCGGGGCTCAATTACTGCTTTGTGGTTATGGCAGCGCAAGAGTTGCGGCCCACCCCCGCAGCAGATGATGTAATCAACATTGCCGGGGTTGCCGGGGACGCGGCGGAGTATTGGACCGCCAACGCCGTTGGGGAAACCCTCTGTCTTGTAGCGGTCGATGGTACAAATTGGGTTGCAACATCGTACACCGGAACTTGGACCCAGCAGACCCCGTAAGGCGGCGCTATGCCTATGACCAAAAAAGGCCGTACGATAATGACGGCCATGGAAAAACAATACGGCAAAGAGAAAGGCAAGGGGGTGTTCCATGCCGCGATCAATGCTGGTAAGATCAAAGGTGCAGAAATGCACAAACGCAAGAAGGGAGAAAGTAATGCGCGGATTATGGAACCGAGTGAACTTCGCAGCTGACGACGCAGGAGCGGGCGGCGGTGCGACTGGGGATCAAGGGGTGAGTGGTGGCGATGCGGGATCGCTGGGATGGCGGGCGGCGCTTCCAGACGAGTACAAGGAGCATGAATTCGTCAAGCCTCATGGCAAGCCTGGGGATTTTGTAAAGGCTGCTCTTGAGATCAAGGCGGAGCGTGACGCTCTGAATACGAGACTGGAGGGATCGATTGTCAAACCGGGCGACGGTGCAAAGCCGGAGGAAATTTCTGCGTATCGGAAAGCTCTTGGAGTGCCAGAGTCGCCGACGGAGTATGAATTCCCGAAAACGGAAGGTATCGAGCAAGACCCGAAGGTCATTGAATGGTCTCGGGGAATCTTCCACAAATTCGGAATTCCAAAAGATGCGGCGGCAGGCATTGTCCAGGAGTGGGACGCTTTTGTTCACGGGATGAACGCGGAACAGGAGCGGTTGGCCGGGGAAGAAGCGGTCGCAAAAGTCAAGGAAACAGATACGGCTCTTCGTGCGGAATGGAAAGCCGATTATGACAAAAACATCGAAGAAACCAAGCGGGGGTATGCGGCATTTGAAAAGGTCGTGCCTGGGTTCTCTGAGCTTTTAGACTCCGTGAAGGTGGCCGAGGGTACTCTTCTCGGCAATGACCCACGGATGTTGAAGGTTTTTCATGCCATTGGTAAAGCCGTTGGGGACGACTTTAGTGTCCCCGGTAACCCTGGCGGAGAAGCCAAAAAGACCGGAGATTTCAGTGCGATTTACAAAGTGCCGAATCCGCCCCGCGCTGAATAACGGAGGATTTGAATTATGACCACTCAGTCGCTTTTGGGGTATAACACCCTCATGGATGTTGTCAACCAGTACACCAGCCTGGACGCTCAGGCCGCGTATATTGAGGCGGCAAAAACCCTGTCGCGCAAAAGCCCCCTTGTGGCTATCTTGCCGATGATCCCGAGTAACCAGATTATGAGCAATATCGGAAGTCGGGACAGCTATCTCCCGACCCCAGGGACTCGGCAGTTTAACGAGGGTGTAGCGCCGACTGCCAGCCATACCACCCCGTTTACCGATCCGATTTGTATGGTCGAGGATTATTCCGAAGTGGATTACGGCCTTTGGAAGATCCAGAACGACCCGAACCGGTGGCGGATGGGCAAGGATCAGCGTAAAGTCGAGGCCATGACTCAGAAAGCCGAAGACCTCTTGCTGTACGGCAACGTCGCTTCCGATCCCGGCGCGATCAATGGCGTTTTGACCCGGTTCAACAGCACCACCCGGCGTCCGAACGGGGATACTTCCTGGCCGTACAACGTCGTGAGTAACGGCGGAAGCGGCGGCGATACCGCCAGCATCCTTATCGTGCAGTTCGGCGTCGGCAAGGTGTACGGGATTTATCCCAAGAACCTCCCCGGCGGCATGGGGATTGAGGACCTTGGAAAGCATACCGTGAACACCAACACCCTGGGTTCGCCGAAATACATGGAGGTTTTGCGGACCCATTTCTTCTGGCATTTCGGGCTCACCATTGAGGACGAGCGGTGTGTGCAGCGTATCGCCAACATCGAGGTATCCGGTTCCACCAATATCTTCGACGAGGACGCCCTGATCACCGCGATCAACAATCTCCCCGACGGCGGCAAAGACCCCAGCACCACCATCTTTGTTCCGCGTGGCATCAAGACCGCTCTCGACATTCGGGCCAAGGATAAGAACAACGTCCAGTACGGCCCGAACGAAGTGTGGGGCGGCAATATCACGATGTTCCGTGGCGTTCCGGTCATGCTTAACGAAATGATGGACGAGACGGAAACCGCAGTTGTCTAATTGATCGGGGCGGCACGTGCCGCCCCGGCTTTACTTTTTACGGA